AAGCAGTGGTATCAACGCAGAGTACTGCGCCCGCTCACCGCTTAGCCTTGAGCCTCTCAAAGGGGGCCCTCGGGGGTCTCCCTCACTTCCTGCAATTCGCCCATCCCTATGCGGCAGCGCCGCAAATCCCTCCTGACGCACTGCACAATGCAAGAAGCGTGCCAGCGTATCGAGGCGCCAGTAGCCGGCTGCGGATGGCACAAGACGTGTGCCAAGCCAGGCTAGCGCCCTGGCGGCACGTTGCAATGGGCTCGAGGCGTTGTGGACGCCATTCCGTTTGTCTCATTTGTCTCATTTGCCGATTCCGTAGGCTATTGATTTACTGATATATTACATAATTATTAATGAGACATTGAGACAGAGGAGACAAATGAGACAGAGCATCCAGCGATGTAGAAAAAGTAATTTGCTTTTTAGCGGTGAGCTACGCAAATCGGCACTCTCACAGTGTCTCACAATGTCTACTCTGTCTCAGTGCCGAATCACCATTGACATTGCTGAGCTAATTCGCAATATGCTTCGCGCTCCCACACAAACCCTAGGAGAATCGCCAATGGGCGTATGGAAAGAGCAATTAACCCCGATCGAACGTCGCATGAAGGCGCGCTTTCATTCGCTATCTGAATGAGCGCACGGGCACCAAAACCGTAGAGCAGGCGGCTGAAATACACCACGTGGCTCGCGCGCACTACGCGTACCGCATGCTGGCAGAACTCGACGCTGGGAGAACTGGCACACACCTTTCAGCAAGAAGCCGACGAGATCAACAACTTCCGCTTTGGTGATAAAAAGGATGGGATCATCACGTGGGAACGCATGGGCGCGGACAAATGGTTTCTAATGTCCGGTCGCGCAATCAACGCCTATGTGGCCGGCGAGATAGAGAGCACAATGATTGGTGCGCCGCACGCAGATCGCGCACCATCCATTGGTGTTATGGAAGCAATCGGGTTAGAGCCCAAGACTGACGATGATGAGCTCCTGTCATGAACGCCGAGCAAATCGCCGCAGACATCGTACAGCGCATGGAGAATGCGGCTATCCAATTGCTTAAGTTAAATGATACCGATACTGAAACTGTGGAAGCAGCTGCAACCGTCTTGATGAAAGCTGCAGGGCGAATAGAAAAGTATTTGCTTCGGTATTGAGACTTGCTTCACGCAATTGCCCTTGCATCCAGGCGTCAGTACGCCGATACTATAGTCGTTAGCAAAAGGTATTAAGAAATGAACTGTTACGACTACTACGACTTGAACACTGAATACGGCTCCCACAAACCCGACGATGAGGATGACACCATGAATTACATAGTCACAGAGCACAAAACCCCACGCGAGCAAGCAGCCTTTTGGATGGCTTGGTCGCTACTTCGGAGCAAGCAGTCATGACAATCACGTATAAGATTCTCGATGCGCCGCAGCGCAAGACGCGGGCAATAGGCGCATGCGACTTGCCGGGCGCAAAGCGTGGAACGCTGCAGACTACAGATATGCTAGCGCGGAATACGCGCGACTGATGGGGGCAGCGTCATGAGCAACTACATTGGTAAGATCTATGGACCGCAAACCAAATTGGGCAGTCAACTCAGCACTGCGCTAGGCACCGCATTGATTGTTGGTTCCGATGCTGATCAGCATTGCAATTCCGTTTGCAATGATCTACATCGCTTGGCACTTCATTAGCAAATACTGGTAGGAGCTCAACATGATCACTCGCAACCCGTTCAACGTCTCACGCGCACAGCGGCGTAACTCATCGTTCACCCAATGGCAACTGATCGCGCTTGCCGCAACGTGGCTCATGATCACAGCGCTATTCGCGGCGCAAGTGGTGTTCTCATGAACGCTGAATACTACATGGACGCATTGCTCGATCGCATGAGCCTAACTGATTTGCTCATCGCGCTTGCCCGATGCTGCGATGATCAGGCGTACAACTTATCCGCATGGGAGGATGACATCGGCGCAAGCGCTTGGCGCCAGGCAGCTGAGACCATCGCGCACATTGCAACGTTTGAAACTATCAAAAAGGAGTAGGCGCGTGAGTAAATCCTATTTGCCGTCTCGCACGTCATCAAAGGAGTAGGCGCGTGAGCTATTTTGTCTCACGGTTTTTGGATCGTGGCTTGCAATCACAATGGACATTATCGCGACGTTGGCAAATACACAACGCGTCAGGCGGCGGTCAAGGCTGCTGACACACTCAACGAGCAGGAATCGCCTGCGCGTGAAACGTTCGACATGTTGGGTGCGCTATGAACGCAAAATATGAGCTGACAAACGAAACCAAAAACGGATTGTTCCGTATTCGCGCCAAGGTCGCATTCGGCAATGTCGCAGCTGGCGAACTTGGTGGTTTCATAGCCAGCGAGTGTAACTTGTCGGTATACGGCAACGCGTGGGTATCCGGCAACGCGCGGGTATACGGCGACGCGCAGGTATACGGCGACGCGCAGGTATCCAGCAACGCGCGGGTATTCGGCGACGCGCGGGTATACGGCGACGCGCAGGTATCCGGCAACGCGCAGGTATACGGCAACGCGCAGGTATACGGCGACGCGCGGGTATACGGCAACGCGCGAGTATCCGCAACGCGCTGGTATACGGCAACGCGCGGGTATCCGGCAACGCGCTGGTATCCGACAACGCGTGGGTATACGGCGACGCGCAGGTATACGGCAACGCGCTGGTATCCGACAACGCGTGGGTATACGGCGACGCGCAGGTATACGGCGACGCGCTGGTATCCGACAACGCGCGGGTATTCGGCGACGCGCGAGTATCCGGCAACGCGCAGGTATTCGGCAACGCGCGAGTATCCGGCAACGCGCGAGTATCCGGCAACGCGCAGGTATTCGGCGACGCGCGAGTATCCGGCAACGCGCAGGTATTCGGCAACGCGCGGGTATTCGGCAACGCGCGAGTATCCGGCAACGCATCATTTCTACTAATAGGTCCTATCGGATCGCGGCATGCATTTCTAACTATCCATGTCGATGCTAAAATCAAGGTTAGATATACGACAGGTTGTTTCAGCGGCTCGCGTGCTGAACTCCTTGCGGCCGTTAAGAAAACACACAAAGCAGGAACGTTGTACCGCAAGCAGTACGATGCGGCGCTAGCGATGGCTAAATTGGTGAAACCGTCATGATCACCGCAATTACTTTAAGCCTGGCAATGCCTTGCTTAACGCCTATACACCATGCGCACCTCGCGCATCACGCAAGACCTGAGCCTGTGCAATCGTGCACGGTATTGCCGGCGCCGATGTGCTTTCGCGAAACACCTGAGCCTGACATCTTGCCTGTGAGCACAGGGCCGTTGACGTATTACACCGCGCCGCCCGATATCAACGATGAACCCATAGCCTCGAGCTATTTGGCCGAGCTCACGGTATTCGGCGGTATTGGTGGAGGCGGTGATTCGGGCGGTGGAAGCTACTCAATACCTGGCGGCAATGAGGGTGGCGGTGGAGGATCAACCGGTGGTGGTGGTGGAGGCGGGTACCCTCCGCCCAACACGCCGCCTGCACCGCCGCGTACGGTCCTAGCGCCTGAGCTGAGTGCAGGCACAGCCATGTCAGCCTTCATCCTATTACTTGGGGGCTGCGCGCTCCTGAAGGGACGCAAGTCATGAAACTCTATCGCGTCACGACTAAGCAAACTACATACAAGATGCTCGCAAGCAGCATCACGCAAGCGGCGCTTCTCTGCATGGCTTGGAATGTTGTCAAGATTGAGAGGATGTTATGAACTGCTGTGTACCCGATTGCACGCGCCCGCGCTACCGACGCGGTAAGATGTGCGCAGCCCATCAAATGCGTAAAAGCCGGCATGGCGATGTGCAAGCGGATAAACCGATAGGCAGCATCCCCAAACATTGGCATAAAGGTGTCGCGCATCAACGTGGTTCGCACAACGCAAATGCTAGGTTAAATAATGCGCGAGTACGCGAGATACGCGCAGCATCAGGAGAGAAGCACGAAGTATTGGCAGCAATTCATGGCGTGAGCCCAACTACGATAGGCCGCGTGCAAGCGCGCAAAGCTTGGGCACATGTGGCGTAGTCGCAATCTTACGCACACTAAGCGCTCCAGCGTACAGACGATGCGTTAAGCAGTTGCTAAGTTCTCTCACGCTGTCATTCCACAGCGATAGGAGCCCAATAAGAATATGCGATGCAAAACTACAGGCCCACCATGAGGTCTTGACAGTGAGGGTGGTGCTTGACGCCACCCTCCTTTTGTGCGTAGCATCGGGTAATGCTCAGAGTGTTTATCATCTGGCTCATCGTACAAATCCCAGGGGCGATGCTTATCGGTAGGTGGTTGCGAAGTCTGTAGGGGTTTGCTACCGTGACCGTCCCACCAATTCGGGAGCATTAATGCGCCGTCCCCCATCCGCCATGCGCACCTGGCTACGTAAAGCCACAGCAGAAGAAAAACGCGAATTAGCCAAATCGGCCAAAACATCAGTCGTTCACTTACACCACATAGCTTCAGGCCGACGCGGCGTGTCGGCGGAATTGGCGCAGCGCTTGGCGCATGCCAGCAAAGGGGGATTAAACCAACGAGAGCTTGTTTGGCGTGCTAAGTGCAGTCTAGTTAGCTAGAATCTGTGTTCGCTGACTATTGCCGGGCCGGCTGGAAGCTTTGCGCAATCCGCAAAGGTAGCAAAGCGCCCGACTATCCACGGTGGAACGAGAAGCCAATTGCGCTAGAGGCAGCGGACGGATTAGACGGAGCCGGCCTCCTTCACGCGATCAGCAAAACGTGTGCGATAGACATCGATGATCTCAGCACCGCACGCGGATGGCTTGCCGAGCGGGGATTGGACCTTGACGCACTGCTCGAGGACGATCGGGCGGTAACAATCGATTCAGGCCGGCCGAACCGGGCCAAGCTGCTATATCGGATGTCCAAACCGCTGCGCAGTTTCCGACCGCCGGGCAGCGGATTGGAATTACGCTGCGCCACAGCAGAACTCAAATCGGTCCAAGATGTCCTCCCTGGGTCGATTCACCCAGATACCAAGAAGCCATATGCCTGGGGAGGCGGGCTGCTGGGCGATTGGCGTGAGCTCCAAGCGATCCCCGCAGCGCTCCTGGCCGTGTGGCGTGGGCTTGATGCTGACGGCGCTGAAACCCTCCCAGAGCCGCAGGCCGAGCGGCCACGCGTTGACCTAGTGAAGCTGCGCAAGGCGCTATACAAGCATTCCCCAGACGCGCCTTACGAGGAATGGGTAACTTTAGGGATGAAGCTCCATGACGGCACCCAGGGCGGTCAGGAAGGGCTAGACCTATGGTGCGCATGGAGTCGAGGCGTCAAGCGCATAGCCATACCCAGGGGACGTAACGCTCAAGAGCCATTGGCTGAGCTTCGACAGTAAGGGTAAGCACGCCGCCACTGGCGCAGCGCTCGCGGCTGAGCTGCCGGCGGAAGCGGACGAGTTCCCCATTGTCACGGCCGCAGAGGCAGCGCCCACAGCGGGCCAAGTCGCGGATATGGTGGGCAAGAAGGCCGCCATTGACGCACTCGTCAAGCGCCTGGTCTTCGTCTCGAGCGCTGATCGGTATTTTGACATTGAGACGCATCGCCTTTACCCGACAGACCACGCCATTGACCACATGTTCACGCCGATGCTCCCGCGCAGTGCCGATAAACCAACGAGCCTCCTTAAGTTCAGCCGCGAACGGCGCACGGTCGATGGGCTTGCATTTCACCCAGGCGAGGGCGCAATCTTCGACTTCCAAGGCGATTCCTTTGCAAACGGCTACCGGAATCGCCTACCCGAACCGCTCGAGCCAACGGCATTAGAACTGGAGAAGATCACATGGCTGTTCGACCGCATAGACGACACGGCCTACCAGAATTGGCTTTTAAAGTTCTTTGCGCACGTGGTCCAACGGCCGGGAGTCAAAATCAAATCGGCGCCATTAATCTGGAGCGAAACGCAAGGCAACGGGAAGACTACGCTCCTCAAACAGATTCCTATGCTCTTGGTTGGTTCCGCCTATTCCAAAGAAGTGACCTTCTCGCTGCTAAACAGCGACTTCAACGATTATCTGTTGAACGCCTGGCACGTGAACTTGACCGAATTCAGAGCGGGTACCAGGGGCGAGCGGGAAGCGACATCGAAGAAGATTGAAAATTGGATAGCGGACGACGTGATTAGCATTCACCCCAAGGGTATGCCCGGCTACACGATGCCAAATCACATGTTTCTGACTGCCACCAGCAACAAGGACGATGCTGCGGCCATAGACAATAACGATCGTAAATGGGCGGTGCATGAATTGCACGCTCCACAGTTTACTCCCAATGAACAAAGGTGGATCTACAATGAGTTCTTACTGGGTCCCAGGGCTGCTGGTGTTCTTAGGTATTATTTTCTCAATACGTCTATTGCTGATTTTGTTGCTACAGCGCGAGCTCCGGAGACGGCAGCTCGAACGGCAATGGCGCGAGCGTCAACCGCCCTAGACTTAGAACTGCTCATTGGCGCTTTCGAGGAGATCGCCGCGCCGCTAGATCGGGATATTGTCGTGACGCGGGAGGTGGCAGACCATGTGCGCAGGCACTGTGTCGCCAAGCCATCGGCGGATAGAGTGGGCCGGATGCTTTGTCAAGCTCCATTCATGGGCGAGCCCAAACAATGGCGCTGCGGGGAATCCCGGTATCGCGGCGTAATCATCCGAAACCACGCCCGTTGGCGCAACGCCTCAGGCCCCGACATAATGGCGCACATTTCGGGAGATACGGACTTGCTTGTCTGATTACCACATGCTACTTTCATTAAACCAAACGATAGGAGCCCTCAATGTCAATTGATGTTCGCAACGCTGCCTTGAGCGCAGCCCTGATTTACCAGAAAGGCAGTTATGATGTGCCAGCGCTGATCGGGATCGCCAAGCAGTTCGAGGCGTATCTGAGCGGTGAGGAGGCGCCGGTTGTCGAAGCTAAGAAGCCCGCCAAGCCGAAAGCAGAGCCCAAGCCTGTAGTGGTCGAGCCGACTGGCCCGACGCTCGATGATGTCAAGAGCAAGCTCAACGAATTGCTCTCCGCCAACAAGCGAAACGAAGCCGTTGCGCTGTTCGCAGAGTTCAGTGCGAAGAATGCGAGCGGGATCAAAGACAGCGATCGTGCAGCGTTCATCGAGAAGGCTGACGCTATTCTGATGGCTGATTGATGATAACGTTGCGACAGCCTCGAAACCAAAGGAGATGACGATGGGAACCGCACAACCAAGTGATTTCAAGTACGTGCCGACTAAGCAGTCCTGGAAAGCCAAGGTGCACCTGATCGACAGCCGCACCGGCAACACGTACTGCAACAAGGAGCGCTGTCCGAACACCGGGCACATGACCAGCTCGAACACGATGCCTGATGGTCGTGAGGTGTGTTTGGTCTGCAAGCGCGAGGAAGAGCAGCACCTGTACGAACTCGGCATCAGGAGAACCGCATGGAATCAGGGCCTAATTGGGCCTCGTGAAGCCTGATGCGGCAATTTGATAAGCTGGCGGCAGTTGTCATCGTGCTAACTGGCTTTGCCGCTGGCCTTGTCATCCTTCGCGCATTTGATTCGGTGCATCTTCCAACACGCCAAGTGTGGGAACTAGACCCGCAAGGACAAGGCGAAAATTTCGGTTCTGTGGCGTGCATTGCCGCCGGCCGAACGCCATACTACATCTACCCTGACGGCATAACGCCATTTTTTGAGGAGTGCTTACCTAATGACTCGTCTAATCCGTAACTTGACCGGCCTTCTGTTCGGCTTGACGATTATCGGACTTCTCGTATTGTGGGTAGAAACCGCACGTAGCGATACGCCGAAGACTTATATCGGCATCATTGTGGCCTACCAAAAAGGTGAAGTGGTCGCTTCCGAATCGATCGGCTATGCGGCAACTCAAGGCGATTGCATGAAGGGTGTCAGGCGGCGATGGCCGAAGTGCAACCAAAGCCAGGCGTGACGCTCGCCGCAGTTTGCACCCCAGCCCCGCCCGCTCCGGCTGATCCTCAGCACCAGTCGTGAAGTTCAAAGACCCACTAGCTAGCGCGCGAGCAGAAAATTGCCCGCGCCAACTTGCTACGCACTAACAAGATACCCCAAGACTTGAGTGCGGAAGGCCGAGTGCTGTGGGTGAAGATCATGACGGAGCTCGCATTGATTCATAAGTCCTCAAACCATACGGGCGCCGTCAAGCAAGAGCTATTCGAGCGCGGCGCGCGGCAATTGGCGGAGTTGAAATGAGCCATTCGCTTTTCTCTCCGTCCTCCGCTCATCGTTGGATTCCATGTCCAGGGATCATGCGTTTCCCCGAGAACCAAGAAGACGGCGGCTCATCGCCGTATGCAGATGACGGTAGCGCAACGCACCACATGGCGAGCGAACTGCTCCAGTACCGCGAACCGGAGCCAGTAACCCTAAACGGCAAGGACTACTTCTATGACGAAGAACGAGCAGAACGAGTACAGGGCTACGTTGACGATGTTAGACGGCGCGCAACGGGTGGATATCTCTTTGTCGAGCACCGAGTCGATCTCTCCGATGTACTTGGAGAAGGTCAGGGCGGCACTGCGGACGCGGTCATTGTTATACCTGACAAGCGAATGGCAATTATCGAAGACCTCAAAGACGGTTCGGGCGAAAAGGTCTTCGCAAGCTATGTGGGAGCAGACGGGCGGCAAGAGCCTAACCCCCAGCTCGCGCTCTACGCGCTAGGCGCATTGCCTGAACTTGAGCTATTTGGCGAAATCGATGAGGTGCAGCTTGTCATCTACCAACCTAAGCTCCAGCACGTTGACGAATTTGAAGTCTCGGTTAGCGCTCTACGCGAGTTCGGGACTAAAGCCGCACTTGCGGTATCTCTGGCGGGGGCAGCAATGGTGTCTGGTGAGCGAAGTCTCACGACCGAAGGTTACTTGCACCCCGGCACCAAGCAATGCCGATGGTGCCGCGCTAAGCACCGATGCCCGGCGCTTGCACGGTTTGTTGCAGACGAAGTGCGACTTGCTTTCGATGATGCAGTACCCGTCATCCCGGTGGCCGACTTCAAAGAGCTAGCCAAACACTACTCGTCAATCCCGTTGATCAAACAGTGGTGCGATGCGATCACTGCAGAGATGACCAAGCAAGTTGCCGAGGGCAATGAGATCATCGGCCCGGACGGTAAACCGTTTAAGTTCGTTGAAGGCAAAGCGGGTGATCGCAAATGGACAGACGAAAAGGCAGCAGAAGCCGCTTTAGTCGGGCTGCTAGGGCCGAGAGCGTACACCGAGCCAAAGATGCTCACCGCACCGGCCGCCGGCAAGTTGATCAAAGGGCCGGCATGGAAGGATGTGTTCGAGCCTTTGATCAAACGCGCACCTGGGAAGCCGGCATTGGCCCTCGGCTCTGATCCTAGGCCCCCTGTCGCAGCTGCGGCAACCGCAAATGAGTTTGACGATGAGCTAAGTATATGACCGAGTACGAGTACAAAGGCATCCCGGTGGAAGCGGACCCCTCTCTTAGAGACGATGAGATTGTGATCAAAGGGGTTGATAAAGACGGGCGCCTAATTACCATGCGCTTCCGGCCCAACGTTGAGACGGGTAAAATGGAGAGAGTCGGTGACTAATATAATCGCAACAACGATGCCCGAAGTACCGCCCGAAGTGCCTAGAATCTCATTTAGCCCAGGTCTCATGAGTGGTGAGGACAGATGAACTTAATTCCTAAGACCTGCGCCAATCGCAACAATGATGCGAAGTGCGAACGGCACGCGACGCCGGGGCACATTTACTGCACCAATTGCCGAGTTGCAAATGGCGGCTATCACAGGTATATTCCACAGGCGCCTAACAAAGCGCATAGCACTAGCTACTAACACACACACAAATAGGAGATTTGAAATGGCTCTTAACAACAACGAACTTTTAATCAAGAATGTTCGCATTACAACCTTCGGTCAGAATACCCTCTACGAGCCTAAAATGTTTCCTGGCGGTACAGACCCCACCCTATATTTCAGTGTTAACGGGATTCTTGCCAAAAATCATCCGCAGATTGCCGAGATAGAAAAGAAGATTTTGGAAGCGGCTATGACCAAATGGCCGCAGAAAGGCGCCTCCATTTTGAAGGCGGCCAAGCTTATCGGCAAGGTGCCGCTTCGCGACGGTGATGCCAAAGCGGAGTATGACGGCTTTGAAGGCAACATGTTCATTTCCGCACGAAGCAAAACTCGTCCGTCGGTGTTTGACGGTTCACGCAATCCCGTCACGCAGGGCGATGAGAACGCCCCCTATGACGGCTGTTACGCAAACATCATTGTCAGTTTTTACGGTTATGACAAGGGCAACAACGGTGTGGGCGCCGGGCTCAAAGGTGTGCAATTCCTGAGACACGGCGATCGTTTTTCTGGCGGTAATCCTGCTGACAAGGAAGATTTTGACGAAATCGGAGCGCCCGATTCGGGCGATGACGACCTGGCCGCCTAGCCATCCCCTACGGCCGCCAGCCTCAAGCCGGGGCGCAGTGCCCCGGCTCTTTTTGGGAGTCCCAACGTGTTCACAGATTCAATTGAACAGAATATAGAACTACTGCGCGAACTGCTCGCAGGCGTGCCGCCTGAAGCACGGCGCCGGGCCAAGAAGGCCGCTGTAACTATCGAGAACGTGTTTACCGGGCTGCAGAAAGATTACCCTAAAGATCCTGCTATCGCCTTGGGCGCAGCGTTTGCCGTATTCCTCTTGGCACAACGGTTGTGCGATAAGCCCGAGGAATCGGATAGCGATAAGGGTTTGATCCAGTTGTTGAGCTAAGCCGGGACGATAAAGGGCAGATATCTGCTACGGGCGATTAACCAATGACCACACTTAACGAAGTCCCCAGAAGGGCACCGTATGAACCGCTACGATCAAGTCTTCTGCAAAGCATCCGGTTCGCGAGAACTTGACCGGCATGAGGATGGCGAATGGATTCGCTATGAGGACGTAGAGCCCGCAATCATGGCGCTGCGGCGCCTGGTAGACAAGCACGCCAGCAACGCGCTGTTTGACAATAGCGGCCACTGGGAATTTGCCCGTGTGGTGCTGGATGAGCTGGATGCGGTGCCCCAGAAGGGCAACGATCATGGATAACATCCTGCGCCGCGCAGAAGTCTCGGAATGCGGACGGTACCGTTACTCACTGGACCGAATGTGGGACATTCGGCGTCCCGGCATCGCCTTTGTGATGCTCAACCCATCCACGGCGGACGGCACCATAGATGACCCGACCATTCGGCGCATTGTTGATTTTGCGCAGCGGTGGGGATTCGGATCGGCGTACGTGTTCAACCTGTACGCCTACCGGGCGACTGATCCGAAGGCACTTAAGCCCTTGAGCTATGAGGAGCGATTCGGACCAGGCAACACGTGGGCGCTGCACCGCGCCCGAAACGATTTTCCGGTGACGGTGGCGGCATGGGGCTCCAACAGAATCGACCCTGTGCCGGTGGCGCTCCAGAGCTATGACAGCCCGTTGATGTGCCTAGGCACGACGAAGGGCGGCGAGCCGAAGCACCCTCTCTATTTACCAAAGGATACGCCGCTGATTCCGTACATGGTGCCCCAGAAGGGCAACGACTAATTGCGCCTCTGGCTGGACATCGAGACGCGGGGCAGCGTGCCGATAAAACAGGGCATCGCCAAATATGCGACTGATGCCCAAGTCATCATGATGCAATGGGCTATCGATGATGGGCTGGTATCCGTGATAGACGATATGCAGCGCGCGCGCCCACTGTTCGATGCGGCGCGGCAAGCGGACGAAATCTGGTCGCACGGCGCGGAGTTTGAAACTACTATTCTTGCTAAACATCCTGGCTGGCCATTCGGCCTACGCGCGAAGTGGCGCTGCACGATGGCCCTGGCGCGTATGCACGGTCTGATGGGCTCTTTGGACAAGCTCTGTCAGATATTCAACATCCCCCAGGACGAGGCGAAGGACAAACGTGGAAAAGAACTCATCCAATTCTTCTGCATTCCCCGAAAAGACGGGCGCTACAACGACCGCCATTCACATCCGAACGAATGGTTGGAGTTTCGTGTTTACGGAGCGAGCGATGTATCGGCTATGCGCGCCGTCTGGAAGCAATGCCCCAAGTGGAACGCTACCCCGCGCATGTGGGCCATCTGGCACCTAGACCAGCGTATGAACGCTCGAGGCGTCGCCGTGGACTTAAAGCTTGCCCAAGGCGCGGTGGACGCGACGAAGAAAGCCAAAAAGCTCCTGGCCGATCGCACGGTTGAGCTCACCAAGGGTGATGTAAATAGCACAACGCAAGTCGCACGGCTTCGAGCCTACTGCGCTGCGTACGGCGTCTCACTTCCGGACTTGACGGCCGATACCGTTGAGCGGAGACTCGAAGACGAATCGTTACCTGAGCACATTAAGGAACTGCTCCGTGCCAGACAGCAAGCCAGCAAAGCTTCCACCGCGAAGTACCAGCGAGCGCTTAATCAACACGTCGGTGGTCGCCTTAAGAATCTTCTTGTATTCTGTGGTGCTGCTCGCACTGGTCGGTGGGCTGGCCGCACACTTCAGCCACAGAATTTACCGCGCCCTAAGCACGAGCAGTGGGACATAGACCATGCAATCGCTCGATTTCAAGACGGTACCATCGAGCGCTACGCCCCGGATGAGGTTCTCGGATTGGCCTCATCCGCGTTACGTGGTCTTATCGTATCCGCACCTAGTCGTAAGCTCGTTACGGCAGACCTTAAGAACATTGAAGGGCGCATCATTGCATGGGTTGCGGGTGAAGGCTGGAAGCTAGAGGCGTTCGCAGCCTACGACCGTGGCGAAGGTCCGGACTTGTACAAGATAGCCTACGCCCGCGCGTTTAACGTCGATCCCAATGACATAGGGGATAAAGATGATAGGCGACAAATCGGTAAAGTCATGGAACTCGCTCTACAGTACTACGGAGGCGTGGGTGCGTTTTGTTCGATGGCAGAGGTATATGGCCTACGTCTCGAGCAGCTTGCCGTCTCCGCCTGGCCTGTCATCCCCGCCAGCTTCAAGGCCGAAGCCAAGGTTGCTTGGGCGAAGGCCATCAAGCGTAAGCGCACCTACGGTCTAGAGGAACGCGTTTGGACTGTTTGCCACGCCCTCGTGCTCATGTGGCGCGCAGCGCATCCGGCCATTTGCGCATTCTGGGCGGGACTAGACCAAGCCTGCCGTATGGCGACCAAAGTCAAGAACAAGGAGTATAAAGTTGGACATCACATATCAGTTGATAGACAGGGCAACTGGCTTCGCATCGGACTCCCTAGTGGGCGCTATCTTAACTATCCGGCGCCACGTGGAGACGAGTACACCAGCTCGTACATGGGAATTGACCCTTACACGCGACAATGGTGTCGAATCAGCACATATTCGGGTAAACGGGCTCAAAATATCGCTGAGGGAGTTGGGGCGGATATCCTCGGAGACGGGTTGCTCGCCGCCGACGAAGCCGGATTCAACCCAATTCTAAGCGTCCACGATGAAGGCATAACGGAACCGCCCGATGACGAACGATATACGGACAAAGCTCTCTCCCGACTTTTGGTACAGTCGTCCCTTTGGGCTGACGGACTCCCTCTCGCCGCGGAAGGCTTTACTGCCTACCGATATAGAAAGTAAACATGTTAGAAAATACTGTCGAAGAACACCTGGTAAAAAGCGTCGAGGCGCACGGTGGCCGTTGCCCAAAACTCGTTGATATGGGCCGGCGGGGGTTTCCTGATCGCACTGTGCTATGGCCCTTTATAGAGCCCAACATTTCCAAGGAAATCCATTTTATAGAAACCAAAACCATAGGCGGTAAAGTGAAACCCTGGCAGAAACGCTACCACCAAGACTTGCGCGATATGGGCTTTTTGGTATTCGTTATTTGGACTAAAGAGCAAGTTGATGACTACATCGAAGAATACGCGCCGGCTAAGTGGAAATGAAACCACTAGTCCTTCGCCCAATTCAAAAGCCGATGATCGATTGGGCGTGGGAGCACAAGCGCTGCGCAATTTGGGCAGGGATGGGAAGCGGTAAGACGTCGGCAATGGAATACCTAATTGAACTACTCAAACTTTGTGGACAGGTTGGTGGATCAGATGAGCCGTGGCTTATCTTGGGACCAATGCGCGTCGCCAGAGACGTATGGCCTGAAGATATGGCACGATGGGAGCAATTTTCACATACAAACATTGTTGCTCTCACAGGTACGCCTAGACAACGAGCCGACAAGCTCAAATCCAAAGCAGCTATCTTTACCATTTCCTACGAGCTAGCGCCTTGGCTTGTGGAACACTTCGGTGACAAATGGCCGTTTAGGTACATAATAGCAGACGAAAGCGACCGACTAAAAGGCTTCAGGTTAAACCGCGGCGGGCAGCGCGCACGGGCCTTGGGGCGGATTGCTCACAACCTTACAGATCGTTGGATTAATCTCACTGGTACTCCAAGCCCTAATGGCCTCAAAGACTTATGGGGGCAGACGTGGTATCTGGACAAAGGCCAGCGTTTGGGGCGCACCTACAGCGCTTTCGTAGACCGCTGGTTCCGTCAGGACTGGAGCGGATTTGGCATTGAGCCTATGCCGCATGCCGATAAGGAGATACATGAAGCGCTCAAAGACATTTGCATTACGATCGACCCGAAAGGACTACTTCGATCTCAAAGAGCCCATAGTTACCCAGATTAAAGTTAAACTGCCTGAAGCCGCGCGCAAGATATACAAGCAGCTAGAGAAAGAGCTATTTGCTAAGCTCGCAGACGGTGAGGAGGTGGCTGCGTATAATGCCGCAGCGCTAACCAACAAGTGTTTACAGTTAGCTAATGGTGCGGTGTATACTGACTACCCCAATTGGAGCGCTGTCCATGACGAGAAAATCGCCGCTCTTGAATCGATTATGGCTGAGTCTGGAGGCGTTCCGCTTCTTGTCGCGTACTCGTTTAAATCCGACTGCGCAAGAATCAAGCGTGCTTTTCCGACAGCTGTCGAACTTAGCATGGATGACGGAATGCGGGCTTTCCGATCAGGCAATGCGCCGATTGGCCTCGCGCATCCTAAATCAATGGGCCACGGAATCGATGGGTTGCAACGAGTCTCAAACATTATCTGCTTCTTCGGACACAGTTGGAATGCCGGAGAGACTTGGCAAATGATTGAACGGGTGGGTTGTATGAGGCAGCTGCAGGCAGGATTTGATCGTCCAGTGTGGGTATACCAGATAGTTGCGGAGAACACATTGGATAGCGACGTAATTGAATCGCACGCAGCGAAAACTTCCGTGCAGCAAGCGCTACTTGAAGCGATGAAGCGTCGCCAGTGACTCAAGCCCTGCAGATGTTCGCATCGTGCTTTCTGTATGTCCTATGTCGGGCATTCCAGCAACGCAACGTGGCCTTCGCCAATTACGGTTGGATCGTGCCCACCTCCTACTGCATGGCGGTACTGGACGTGTTCATAATCGCCTTCATAGCGCATGCAGGCTGGACGCCGCTGGTCGTCTTCGCGAACGGTTCGGGCGGGTGCTTGGGTGCGCTGCTCGCTATCTATCTCCACAAACGTTGGGTGAAACAATGAACCATGCTTATCCGGTTAGCACCCACAGGAAAACATAATGCAATATTTCGGCGGTAAACAGCGAATAGCGGCAAAACTGGCAGCATTCATGCGCCCCTATGTCGCATCGCGCGGCGGATATGTTGAACCGTTCGTGGGAGGGGCCGCGATGTTAGCGGCGCAGACTGCACCCGTCCGCATAGGCGGGGACGCAAACGTGGCCCTAATAACCATGTGGCAGGCTCTCGCAGACGGTTGGGTGCCTCCGGAGCGCATCACAGAAGAAGAATATTCGGACGCAAGCAGGCGGCGGAATCCTTCTGACCCTCTCACGGCGTTTATTGGGTTTGGCTCCTCATTCGCAGGCAAGTGGTTTGGCGGATACGCACGCGGCGGAGAGAACCGTAATTACGCCGCCAACGCCGCGTCATCTTTGAGAAAAAAGGCGCGCGGCCTGGATGGTGTCAGGTGGTATGCGGGGGACTATCAAACGTGCCCAACACCGTCACGCGCAGTTATATACTGTGACCCGCCGTATGCCGGCACGACGCAATACGGGGCTGTTGGCGCTTTCAATTGGGATGATTTTTGGGGCTGGTGCTTAATCAAGCACGCCGAGGGGCATGCGGTATTCGTGTCTGAATACGCGGCTCCCGCGTCCTTTCGCGTAGCTTTTGAGATCCCAACTAAAACAGACATTCGTACCGCCGCAAACGGGAAACAGTTGCGCATTGAAAGACTGTTTGTGCCAGCAGGCGCATACTATGGGTGATAACCGGATAAGCATGCAATGAGCATCGATGACACGATTAAGGGCCGAGACGCGAGTTATGGGCCGTTTCGCGTACAGGCGAATATGGCACAGAGACTCAAAGCTATCATGCGCACGGCACGTGGCTGGGATAGCCTGGATTTGGACATGCGCGAAGCGCTGGACATGATCGCCGCCAAGATGTCGCGCATTCTGATTGGCGACCCGACAGTGGCCGATTCCTGGCACGATATCGCAGGGTACGCCCGGCTAGTGGAATTGCGCCTAGCACCTGGGGTAAACTCGGCCAATGACCAAGTTAACCAGCAAAGCACGCAAAGCCATCCCGAAGGCGGACTTCGCCCTGCCGGGGAGGCGCTATCCGGTGGAAGACAAGAATCACGCGCGGAACGCCCTAGCCAGAGTTTCGGGCAATGGTACCCCTGAGGAGAAAGCGACTGTTAGGGCTAAGGTTCACAGCAAGTTCCCTGATATTGGCAAGAAACTGGGAGATGAATTCTAATGGCTGATCCGACTAAACCCGATTCAGGGTTCGCAAGCGCCCTTGTCGCACTGCTACAGCATCTAGGCACCACCTTGGCGCCGAAGCCCGTCGTGGCCCCCGGCCGTGTGCTGGACGCGCAAGAAGCCGCAGCGATGGGCGGACAGCAGCCCGCGGTTGCGCCTCCGCCGGCCGCTGCGCCTGTGCCGCAGGGTCCTGTGCCTCGCGTCCCCTTGGGCAACCAATCGCCGGGACTGGGCAACTCCTGGTGATGAATTACGAAACCTACTTTGCGTACCACCGGGGGCGCCAGGTTGACAAGTGGCGCCATTATTTTCCGATCTACGACACTCATTTTGCCCGTTATCGCGGCCAGTCGCCGCGGGTGCTCGAGATTGGTATAGACCATGGCGGTTCGCTACAGCTTTGGAAAAAGTACTTCGGCCCCGGCGCTGATATCGTCGGAATTGACATTAACCCGGCTTGCCTTTTCCTAGAACCACGAATTGAAATTCATATTGGCGACCAGACGGACGTGACATTCCTCAAAAGCCTTGGTACGTTTGACATCGTGATTGACGACGGCTCGCACCAGCCGGCGCACCAGTCAGCGAGTTTCACGGAACTTTGGCCGCGCTGTAACGGCGTTTATCTGATCGAGGATTGTCATGACCGATTCCCGGCGCTTATTCCCACTCCGGAGCTCGTCACTCGCTACCCGTGGGTGGTCGTTGCGGAAAAGCCCAAGCGCATCATCCGTGGTGTCCCTTCCAGAGAGCTCCGGCCCGATGAGCAAGCAGCCCGCGAATCGTTCGGAGCGAAATGACGAGATCTGCCGGCTCTACGGCGCGGGTGTGAAGCAAGAGGCGATAGCATTGCAGTTCGGTATATCGCAACCGATGGTATGCAAAATCTTGGGGGAATGGAAATGCCCGTAGTTTCAGAATCGCAACGGCGGGCCATGTACGCTGCGAAAGAAGGCAAGAGCACATTAGGTATTCCTAAGTCCGTAGGCGCCGAGTTCATCGCCGCGACGCCTAAAGGCGCCAAGCTGCCCGAGAAAGCACCCAAGTCAAAGCCGTTGGGCGATGAGTTTTAGTGCCAGCGCCGCCACTCTCTGACGAACTCTGTCAGCAAATAACCGATCTCGTAGCCGCACACGGGAGCCTGAGCGCGGCTCAGCGCGTGCTAGGAATACCCTACGGCACCGCGCTTAATCGCCACCGGTCGGCTAAGGCGCGCGGGTTCACGTCCACCGTGCAGGCGATCCCATCCGGCAACGCCATTCCCGAGGGGTATAAGCTCAAGGGCACGTCCACGCTCGTAAACGGCGCGGGCGAGACGGTGATGCAATGGATCAAGACGGATGCTGCACTCGAGAAGCTGCGCGAGATGCAGGAGGCCGCGTTTCGAGCCCTGTGCGAGCAGCTGCCGCCGTTGCCGAAGATTGCCGGCCCTAAGTACGCCAACACGGATCTTGCAACGTTGTACACTCTCACGGACTGTCACGTAGGAATGCTTGCATGGGACAAGGAAACAGGAGCGGATTGGGATTTGGGCTTAGCGGAGAATTGCCTCGTTGGTACATTCTGCCGGATGATCGACGCAGCGCCAGATAGCGCAGTCGGTATTGTCAACCAGTTGGGCGATTTCCTGCATTTTGACGGTTTGGCGCCAATGACTCCGACACATCACCACATTCTGGACGCAGATAGCCGTTTCCAGAAGATGGTGGAAGTTGCGGTGCGCATCCTGCGACGTGTGATTGAGCATGCGCTCAAAAAGCATCAGACAGTGCATGTGCAGATGAAGGAAGGGAACCACGATCCTGCGGGTTCCGTCTGGCTCCGCGTGATGTTCACGCAGCTTTACGAGAAGAACCCGCGCGTGAAGGTTGACATGTCCCCTAACCCCTATACGGTGTATCAACATGGAAGAACCCTCCTTGGCTTTTATCACGGGCATTTGGCAAAACTTACGAGCCTCGGGGAACTATTCAGTGCCCAGTTCCGCGAGCAGTGGGGTACGTGCCCATACGTATACATACATACGGGTCACAAGCACCACGTCAAGGAAGAAGAAAGAAGCGGCTGTAAAATCATCCAGCACCCCACCCTTGCGGCGCCCGATGCGTTCGCGGCTCGTGGCGGCTGGCTAAGTAAAAGGCAAGCTACTTCAATGACTTATAGCGCTGTCCACGGGGAAGTGGCCCGAGGGATCTTCGTTCCGTAAAATCAGCCCCCGGCGCGTTGCACCATGGCGTACCCTTCTTGCAGGAGGTACCAGCCATGCCAGCCAGAGATACCGAGGAATGGGGACTGCCCGAGGGGGCCGATGATGAGGCTGCTACAGACCTAAGAAAAGTGCGCGTTCCGCCGCCCGGCGCCGCGTAAGACCATCCGAGACGACACCCCCTACATGGTTCCATAGCAAGAACTGATCCGCCGCGCCTGCGGCGTCTCCGCCGTTCAGCTTGCGTAGCAAGGTTGAACCGTGGAAATTACCGCCGCCAATGTTGAAGCAGAGGCTTACCAGCGCGTCGAATTGCCCCTGAGTCATCGCCACGTCCACATCGTTGTTGACGACCCTGCAGGCCCATGCCACATCGCTCTGAAACCATGCGTCTGCCTGTGCTTGGGTGCATGTATCGCCAGGCTTTACGCCGATCACATGGCCGTAGCCTAGTGTCCAAACCCCGCCTTGATCTTGGTAAGCAGTCAGCGCGAGCGATTCAAAGCTCTGAATCAGTGCCGTGCCGACAGGGCTTAGGATCATTCCTTAATCTTCTTGTACCAATAGATGAACGTCACAATGCCCACTGCGATGCCGATTAACAGGGAGAGTGCCTGCAGAACAGGCGTCGCACTTGAGATAAATCCGTTCAGAGTAAAACCTCCCGCAGCAGTGATGCCGATTACACCCGGTGCGGTGTCGGTAAGATGTTGTTTAGTATTCATCGAGATTGAAACTCCCTCAGGGTTGCGCTTACTTCGTCGGCCCGGAGGCTAAGAATGCTAAGCAAATTGCCGATATCGGGGCCTGCTGTTGCCCCGCCGCTATCACTTCCCGCAGGCAGCGGCTGAAGATTCCCGGCGGCGGCGCCGGCACCTGCATTTCCGCCGACAGCGGCGCCGGCTTGGGGCACGACGCTACCGCCAGAGTGTGGGTAGACGCACAGCCGCACACTAGGTGCAGGCAGATTAATGACAGTGCCAATTTCTTTATCATAGGCTTTCTCCGCCATGGTGGCTTTGGCTTTAAGTTCTGCGGTCTGGTACGCGGTCTGCAACGAGATCGGCCGACGCTTGGGCATCTGCCGCTTGCTGTTTGGCAATACCTTCCGCGAGGATCTTATGGTGCAGATGCACGCCAAAGATCAGGAAGCCCTACGATTAGGGCTCCGTAAAACCAGTCCTTCCAGGAATTAGTTTTAGCGCGCAGGAATCAGTGCTAGCAGCGCTGGCATATGGGTTTTAGAAAAGCGACTTGAGCCAAGCCCACAACCGACTCAGGAGACTTTTAGGCCGGTAGGCGGACTCGGCGGCACCGCATACACGAACGTCACTTCGCCCGAGGGCACAGACGTTCCGCTTGCATCCGTCGCAGTTACGTCCACGAAGTACGTCGTGCCATTGACCGGCGTAAACCCAAGCTGCGCGAAGGTCACAGTGACCACACCTGCGGCGATGGTCGCAGAGGCCGGAACGGCGTAGGACTTGACGGGCGGGTTAACCGTATCGATCAGCGCTGTAAACGTCAGCGCTTGAGTGATCGGCGTGCCGTCAGCGTTGGTCGTCGGTGAATTGAAACTAATTTCAGTTTGCATTTATCTTCCTTTGATGGCCTTTATCAAGTCTTCGGCGTGGTGGCCCGCGATCACAATGACCAGCGTATAAACCCACTCCTCGCCGCCGATCTTCCCAAACCATAACAGCCAGGTGGCTGTTATAAACCCGATCGCGCTAAACACCTTTCGGGTCGTGAATAGGCGCTTCTTTTTAGGAAGCGCAGGCGCCTCGTCCACACTACACGTTGGCCGTGGTGAACACGCCGTATGCCGTTTGCGATGAGATCAAACCTTGCACGGACGGCAGGAAGTACGGCACCGCGCGGATAATCCGCTCGTTCGGTGCAAGTCGCACATCTGTCAGTTTAGCCGTGCCGCCGGTAAATAGCGCTACGGAGAAAGAACATGTCGTATCGCAACTTACTTCGATAAAGCGCGTTGTGATCTGAAGCGGTTGCGGTGGCCCGCTGCTACCTGCGGACACAATGACGTTGTACGTGGTAGTCGGCGGCACGGGAAGGATTGTCGTAAGACTTTCCTGGCCCGTGTTCCCAAGCCCTGGGAACTCTGCAACGAATATTTGGCTCATTACGATAGACCTATTTCGCCGTCGATATTGATAATGGTAGCCGTGGACAGATTGGCCGCGCCTACCAGATAATCGCCCGAATCAAAGCGATGCTGCCCGTACCAGTCTACGTAGGAGCTCGCAGGGATCGAAACAGAGGAGAAGACGAACGAGGTGACCGCCGAGGAAGTCAGCGAAGCGCCCTTATAGAGACTCACGATAACTGCCGCGGTGGTCAGAGTATTGATGAGCCGGATGTGCTTCACAATGGCATACGGCTGAGTGCCGGTAATGCCGATCGCCCCGGTTGGCGTTGTTGCGGCGCAATTGAACAGGTTCACAGGCGCAAGCGCTGCGCTATTTATGGTCGCCGGTTCATAATTGAAAATCTTGTTCTGCACAAAAACCTCCTATTGGATGTTAACATTAACCTATTTTGGTCGCAATTACATACGCTCCAGCCATCAATGTTGTAGGATCGACGCCAAGAGTAGACGCTTGGGCCCATTGCACGCCCGCGGTACCCGTCGATGTAACCTGTACGATGCCTTTTGCTCGGAACCAAGAGGGGGTGGCCGATGCTGTGCCTGCTGCGGTCGCGGAGAATGCTACCGCAGAGGATGTCTGCCCCGAAGCTAAGGCGATCGCCGAAGTGCCGAATCCCTCTACAGAGTACGAAAGATTTGCGAAACCTGCAGTACCGCCATTGAGGAAATTAGCTTGAAATCCCCCAAGTCCCGACGTAGCTTCGTAAAATGGCAGCCAAATTTCGACCACGTACCACCCCAGCTCGTTGAAGGTTATGGTTAGTGATGCATCCGTGGCTAAAGCGCTACTAGATGAAGTTGTGGGCGTAGCTTTGAAAGCCGCCAGCCCGGTGAATACTGTCGTAAGCGCGGCGCTTACAGGAGTTGAAGGACTTTGGAGCGCACCTGTCGAGGTTATAATTAACCCGTTTGTGCCAGCGTTAGGGCCATACCATTGATGCCCGTCGCCAAAAACAACAACATAATTCAAAGTAGCGGCCGAGTTCTGCACCAGAAAACCACTGTCGCCTGCAGTCGTCCCTGCGCCTATGAGCAACCCAAAAGAGGCACCAGCGTTTTGGTTTGCTAGAATGGTGGCGGCATACGGCAAGCCGCCGGACGCTCGAAGACTGACAGCAGAGCCCTGCACCACTCCGAAGCGCGAATTAACTACTTGGGGGCCTACGATATTTTGCGCGAAACAGAGCATACCATCATCGTTCGTGGGGTCGTCCGCCAGGAAATACGCTCCGCCAGGGGCCGCTGCGCCTGTAGCCCCTAGGGCACCAGTTGCGCCCTGTGGCCCTTGCGGCCCTTGCGGCCCTTGCGGACCGGAACTTAGCACGCCATTGATGTAGTACCCGCCAGAAACGTTAATCGTGCCAGCGCCTTCATCCGCCACGGCGGTGCCGCCTACTGTCAGTCCGCCGTCGCCAAAAAGCTTGAGCAGTTGCGCGGTGTTGCCCCCGTTGGCTATCGCGAATGCAAAATCAGCAGCGTTGGTGCCTGCCTGCATGAAAATGCCGAATGACTGAGACGTTGTAGTTGCGGCGTCGATGACGACAGCGGCATTGTTGGCGATTCCGTCAAAGACCGTGCTACCACCCGCAGGGTTAAACGTGTGGTTTCCAGTCCACGTCGGGCTGATCGATTGGCTCAGTGCTGGGGCGGCATCCGAGCGCAAATACGTGGTGAGTTTTCCGTTAACTGCCGTGAGCCCTACCTGCGCAGTAGGATTCGCCCCTACGCTTGGGGCGCCGAATTGAACGATATCATCATATGATGTGTCTTCCGAAAGGATATGCAGCGTCGGGCCTGCGACCCCGGCCGGTCCTGCAGCGCCGGTTGCGCCCTGTGGCCCTTGCGGCCCTGGCATAGTCAGTACATCGTCAAACGAGTGATCATCAGGGATGAACATCATCAGCGTGCCCGTACCCCCACTCCCAGTGCCCGAACCCGCCGGGCCTTGTGGCCCCTGGGCACCCGTCGCGCCTACGGCTCCTGCGGCACCAGGCGGACCCCAATCGCCGTCTTGACCGTCCTCCGGCATCAGGAATTGGCCCGGCACGCCTTGCAACCCTCGAGGCCCTGGGACGCCTTGCGGCCCCTGATCGCCGTCTACCCCGTCATCGACCATTCCCCAAGGGATTGGCGCCGTAATGCGCAGCGGCACATTGCCCACGAGAGGGCCGCCGCCCGTGAGCCCTGGGCCAACTACCAAGTTGGCTGCGTTCGCTGTACCTGTGGTCGTTGTGCCGCTACCCGTGAGGATATTGTTAATTGCCGCGGCAAGCTGCGAGAGGGTGATGGTCCCGCCGCCAATTTCCGCAATAGTCGTGCCAACCGTCGAGGGCGGCAGCGTGATCATTTTGCGGAAGCCGCCCAAAACGGGCGCTTGGAACTTTTTCATCAGAACTCGCCCCCAAGTCCTTTGATGATATCGCCCAGCTGTAATTTGGGTTTTTTCGCGGTCCGACTAACGATGCCCTCCGGTACGCCTTGGCTCATAACCGGCGCCACGTCGGAATTGTTCTGTTTCGGCACTGATTGGCCGGCTGGTCCGATAAGATCGTCAACCAGGGAAAGCGGCCCTGCTTCGTGCGCCGCATTTCGCTGAAACGGGATGCCTCCTGGGGCTTTATACTCAGGAGCCAAGGAGAGCCCTGGAGACGGGCTCTGTTCTACCCCGTGAGATAGTAAGTCGGCCAAAGAGATACCGCCTTGGGCGCCTCCTGCCGCGGACGGCGCCGGAGCAGTTGGCGGCGAAGCTGTTAAGCCCCCCGTGGGGTGAACGACTTGGCCCGATCCTTGCGGCAATGTCATCCCACTCTGTACAGGTGTCACACCTGTTGACCCTGGAGCGGCCTGTAAGCGAAACCCGCTCGGCGGCAGTTCGTCAAACTCCCCTGCCAAACCGCTCACAGGCACCTGACGGGCCTGAGCAAGCGCTTCCGCCGGATTGCCGGTCAATACGTGCCGCGCGCCCGTCTGCATTCCCAGAACACGAGTCCAAAATGCAGGACTGATCAAACTTTCCATGCTTCCGCCGGCCGCCTTGCCAACGTCGTTCGTAAAACCTGGCGGAACTGCTATTCCGTTCGCGAGTCGGGTTTCTGTAGGATGCTGATTAGCGAAGTCTGCAATGTCGGCTGTAGCCCCTGTCTGCAGGGCAGGGTCGTTGCGCTGAATCCGCGCAATAGCCTGCATATCGACGTTGTTGCCCTTCAAAGCACTCTGCACAGCGTAGTTCTTCGCAATCGCCGTGCGCGCCTGCTGAAATTGCGGCACTGATACAGGGGACCCCGGCGGCAGAGTATCCGTGACGTGTTGTTCTAGCCCACGCGCCATATCGAGCTGCGCAGAGCCTAGGTTTTGTTGCTCTACGTCTTCGGTCGCAAGTCGCGTGCCACCCTCTTGGCGCAGCGCGCGGATGTTATTTACCACAGAAGGCCCGTCGAGCGGACCGGCCAACAGCCGTTGTTTCTGCGTGTCGAGAATCGACTGGGCATCAGGCGTGTGCGTCACGAGATCGCCGGTTCCAGCGTCGGCCACCAGTTTCTGCGCGGCAGGGCTGAGCGGCGCTGTCGGCAAGCTCGTTTCAAGCCGGTTGTAAACCTGATTCGGCGCCGTGCGGGCGCCCTCGAGATGGGTGTAGGTGATCGGCGCACCGTGCGGGACGCCGGCCTCGGCGCCGAGCGCAGTATTACCCATCGCTTGATTATGCAGAACAACAGCGTCCGTACCAGAACTACCTGTCATGCCTGCCGCGATCGGGTGATCTGCCAATGTCCGCATGCCATAATTGGTTGCCGGATGCACGTTCCGTGCTGCCGCTGCTTCGGCCGCTGCCGAGGCTTCTGCGCCCGCGGCGAGCGGCGCGACCGCTCCTACAGTACCGGCTATATCGCCTGCCTCGCTCAATTGGTTGCTTACGAAACCTGGCTGCATGCCGATCGCTTGGCCGCCCTTTTCCAGAAGTCCTTTGTCGGCCTGTGCCGATTGGCCGAGCGGTGCAAGCGCGCCAGCTACCGCCGCGCCTATTTGCTTGCCGACTGGCGTCTGCGTATCGTGGCCGAAGGTGCGATTTACATATTCGTGAGTTGCATCGGCGGCTAATTGTGCGTCGCCGCCGGTTGCTCCGGCGATGATCCGATTGGCAAGCGCGATCGGGGCGCCGACAACTCCAGTTGCGACTTTGGACACACCAGATAGCGCAGCATCCCCTACTCCTTTAACTATATCGCCTGCGGTCGTCGGTTGTGGAGCGGCCGGAGCCCGTGCTGGGGGCGTTACTGGCTTAGGCGGCGGCGCATCTGGCACGAATTTTGTGGGTTTGGGGGTAACGACAGGCGGCGCCCCTGGCGATGAATCCACCATGGCCGCAGGCGGTGCGGGCTGGCCGCTAGCCGTAAAGCCGGTTGCCTGACGCAACGCAGCCTCGTGCGGATTGATTACTTCAATCTGCTCTGGCGGCGTCTGCCCCGGATCGGGTAGGAAGGCCACTACTGCAGCGTCCCTGAGACGCCCCCGATAATCACCTTGTCGCCTATCTTGTGCCCTGCGGCCAACGCTTGTTGCTCAGTCGCGTAAGCCGGCAACTGCGGCCCGGCGCCATTAGGCGATTCATCCCCTGGCGCAGGGCCCGCGGCGGTTACGCTAACTGGCTGTCTGCCGAAAGCGGCTCGCGCTTCAGGCCCAAGCAATTGCGCCACGTCCACGCCGCCGCGCTGCGCACGAAGGTCTAGACTGTGGAGCTGACCAGCAGCCAAGGATCGTAGGGTTTGTGCCGCACCGTGGAGCTGGTCGGGGGAGGATGTCCCACCCACCGCGAGCTCGCGCTCCGCGCCCGTGCCGGAGCCCGAGTTTACCGTTGCTTTCACAGCCTCGCGTGCCAGGAAGTCCCCTGCGATTTGCAAGTTGGCCGGTACGGGCGAACCGAAGGTGCGTTGCCAAAGTTGGTTGATGTAGTTCGTTGGCGTGAAGTTTCCGTTCCCTATCTGGTCCGCGATCGTGTCAAAAAGCTGCGAGTGCTGAACCATGGTATTCAGGGCGGTAGTCTGCTTAGCTGCCGTGCCGCTCGCGAAGTCTTTGCGGATGGCGGCCTGCTCCGCGAGGCTGACACCTGGCGCAGGGGTAATGCCGTTTGCCGGAGTGCTAGGCGCTGCGGTCGGATCAGGATGCAGGAAAGCATGAATGACATCCGGGCCGCCATTTGCGAGCAATGAGCGCAAGTTACCAGCAAGATTCGGATTCTGTTTAATGAACTCCGCAGCCTCCGCAGCCTGAACAGGGTCCAATTTGGTTTGGGGAGCTTTCGGTGCAAATCCCCCGGCGTCTGCTTTGACGTTGGTGAGCCCGGCTGTCGCATTGGTAGCGGCAGTCTGCGCAACACCCTGCGGCGATTGCTGAATGTTCGGCGGCGCCTGTCCAGCAGGTACCGCAAAGTTATTTGGCACCGACTGCAGTGGCGCGACCTTACCCTCATACCCCTGCTGCGCGAGAGTTTGCTCTTGCGGTGTGCTGGTGGGAGAACCGAGCCGCGCCGCGTTCATAAACTTAAGCGCAGTTTCAGAATCATGATTGGTAGAGGCTACCATCCCAACTCTAGCCAATTGTGCGTCCGATTCTTTGTATCCCGCGTTTCTCAAAGCAGGGACCAGATCCTCCCACGCCTGCATTTGTTCCTGCGCTTGGGTCGCTTTGATCATGGCGTCTTGCGTCTGCGCAGACACGAGCCCGTTGTGCGCTTGGGAATTTGCGACGAACGAATTCAGCGCCGGCCGGTTAACTTGACCGAACAGATCACCAAGTGCTTGGCCTGCGCTCTGTCCTGCCGGTTGTCCAATGTCAGGCATAGTTATGGTCCGAAAGCGTTTGAGTCAGGACCAGCGCCGGGGCCAGTGGGTACAGTGTTAAAGCCCATGCCACTATCGTCAACAGACGGTCCGCTGAACCACCCGTTAGTCGCTCCGGCCTTCGCCGTGCCACCAAGGATACCTGAGAACAGCGAAGCCCACGGGCTCGACTGTCCGGCAGTCTGCGCCCGCAATTGGTTGACGAAATTCGACATTTGCGATTGGCCGCCGAGCAAGTTCAGGTTCGTTCCGAGGGTCTGCATCGCGAGCCCTTCATTCTGCCGCTGGCGCACGGCTGCGTCGATAGCGCTCATCTGACCTGCCTCCGTGTTGCCGTACTGCTGCGCCTCTTTCTGCGCGTTTGCGGTGCCTGCCTGATACTGCTTGCTCGCGCCGCTGATAGTCTGCGGCAGGGCCGATACTGGTTGCCCGAACGTATTACTATTGGTACCGGTCGAACCGCCTGCGGCGCTGCCCGCTTCGTTCTTGCGCAGGTTGTTCACAAACGCAGTCTGATCTTGATCCGCAATCTGCTGCGGGTTATTAGTACTGATTTGTTGCGTCAGTGATTTGACCTGATCGTTTGCTTGCTGCCGAAGCTGCTGCTGTTGCTGTAGGTTCTGTACCTCAGTGTTCTGCGCACGGCTATTCGCAGCAGACTGATTGACCTGCTGACCTGCTGCGCTGACCGCAGCTAAAATTAATGGAACGTAGAATTCTTCGGTACCCACGGCTAGACTCCCTTAGGCCCTTTCGGATACGCAGCGCTGTTCTTTAGCGGCCCATGCGCAGCGACCGCGGCCTTATTGATACCTGCCGCAACCCCGAGCGACTTCTGCGCACCGATACCGGCGCTGCGCGCGCCGTACTGCCCAGCGTTCAACGCCCGTGCCAGTTGGTTCTGGTTGCTGCCAGTGATCGGTAGTCCTGAGCTTTTGCCTTTGAAAAACGAGCTACCCATTAGCCGCCCCAAGTGTTGGTTGTCTGTGCATTCTGCGCCGCGCGCCCTGCCGCTTGCGCGTAGGGGTTAACTGGCGCATAAGGCGTAGCGGTGTTTACGGGCGGGCCAGTACCTGCGTTGGGGTTGCGCATATCCCCTGCTTGCACCCTAGGATCGGGGCTCGTGCTGTTGAAAATGTTGCTCATACCCCGTAGATCCGAACCCCCAGAATCCGGTGTTCGCCCGGTGCCCTAACCCTGCTGCGTTATCGCCCACGTTGGGTGCGTCTGCCGCCCCTACGGTTGCGCCGGGGCCGCCAGCTCGATAACCTTCATTCGCTCCTGCGAGGGTCGGCGCAACACCAGTGTAAGGGCCTTGATTCGGACCAACCTGAACACCAAGCGTGTCCGCGTACTTGTGTGAGCCAGGGAGACCCAACGTTTGAAACAACGGGTTGCCCGCGACTTTGGAAAAGAAGGTACCTGCACCCATAGTTTCACCTATTGGGCGGGGTGGAATTGCTGCCCCCGCTGTACGCCGAAGCGCTGTAGTTAGTGCCGAAAGGATTCTGTTGTGCCTGCCGGTTTGCCGCCGCTGTCGCTTCGCTGTTGACTATGCCCGAGGTTCCCGCGAACAGGTTTTGAATCGCGTTCGCATTGCCGTAATTCTGCGCAGCGCCCAGCGAGGCATTCTGTGCAAGGGAAGTTGACGACGGGATTGCGCCCGTGAAATTGCCCTGCTGCGCCAGGCCAATCAACTGGTTCTTGGCGTTGATGTCCGATTGCTCTAGGGCTGAGGTGCCGGAGGTCGCGGCTTGGGACGCTTGCAACAGCGCATTGGTGTAATCCTTCTGCAATTGGGTGTTGGAGTCCGTCGCCGCCGAGCCGCCCGTCAGTCCACTCCGCGCATTCGCGAACTTCAAATTGCGCGCGTTCACCGCCTCTTGGTTGTTGACGTTCGTATCATAGTAATTTTGCAGCTGCGTACCGTACTGCTGATACTCCTGCTGGCGCTGCGGGCTTGAGTACGCGCTGTTGATCTGATTGACAGAATTTTGAATTGCCGTCTGCTGCTGGGCGTTTGCCGCAGCCGCCGCATTGGCAGCGCTATTTCCAGTACTCAATGTCGCACCCTCGAGAAAATGACTGCATCTGCGCCGTTGGCGCAATATCTCCAGAGTGTGGCTTCGCGAGTATAGCCCATAACTCCGTACCAAGCCTCAATCTGCGGAAAAGCAGCCAGGCGCGCCGCAGTTGTGATGCATTCAAGGCGATGGGCCTGACCACTTGCGAGCATGGCGTCCATGGCGCGGCGGGCTATGCGGGTGACTGGGAACCAGTGCTTTTCCCAGGCATCGGTGGAATTGATCATGAAATCCCGCCATACGCCCGGTCGTTTTGGCGCAAATCCCCCCACCACAATGGCCTCCCCGTCCGCTTTAATAACCCATTTCGGACCTGGCACCATGTAGTTACCGACAGCAATACTGTCAACGTTATACTGCTCTCCGGTAAGGGCCTCAAAACACTCGCGTTCATTCTGCGGCATGTTGATACATACCTTGATGAAATCGAGCAACAACGGGTCGGTGTAAGTCTGAATCATCCCGTACCTCCGCCGCCCGATTGGTCCGACAGATAGAAGTTAGTCGCGTCCCACGTCCAGTTGTTGGCCGTCGTGACGCTGCCGGGGAACGTCAGAATGGGCGAGAAGCTAGGCGCATTGATCGGCAGCGGTATTGGCTGTCCTGGCACGGTATCCGCTAGGCTCACGGTATACGGCACCGTCACCCCGGTTGATACGGAAAAACTAGCGTTGTCGTTGAATGTCGTAGGGTCTTGCTGATTGTAGGCAATTTGCACATTGCAAATACCGGTCCCAACAAGGTCCAGGCCGATCAGCATTTTGTTGATGCCGAGGTTGCCCATGTCCATGTACGGCCACTGGATCACACCGTTGAATGCAACTGGCGTCGCGGCTGACGTAATCGTATTGGCGTCATCAATTCCGATCGTCGTTGCGCTCAATTGCCACACAAGGCTACCCGTGGTGCGCAGGTACAAAGACCCGGAGTTCAACGTCGCATCCGTGATTGCCTGGGGGAAAAGGTACCGGCTCCATGACTTCGTGCCTGCGGTGCCGTTGATGGTCAGGATGAACGCTTGGTTGCCAAAGAATAACCAGTACTGGCCGCGGGCTGGGTAGTAGGTCGAAAGCGGCCCACTTATGCCGGTGTAGAGCCCCGATTGGCTTTGCGCGACGATGAGGGGATCGACCGGTTGGCCCGTATTTCCGACAGCCATGTTGGCAGTGGGACCGACCGTTCCAAGATTCCTAACTCCGACTTCGGTAAGAAATAGAAGATCATTCGCGACATTGAGCAGCTTGCGGCCAAGTAGAACCAATAGGTTGCGCATCGAGTAGCGCCATGTTCGCTGGGTCCGGGTCGATCTGCCACATCTGATACCCGCCAGCATTAAAAACCATGAGATTCGAGCGGTATATCGCCAAAACCTGGACCGGATTGTCACCATAATTGTTGAGTCCTGTGGGCAAGTAGCCTGCGTTATTTGTGCTCGACCAATCAATCGGGTTGACCGCAGCCGAGTAGTTCACGATGTCATTGTCTTCCGCGAACACGTGTGAAGCGCCGAGCGCCACTCCGATCGTCTGCGGGTTATTGGTATCCATCACATGCCGATCAACCGCTTCCCAAGTCATCCCTGGGAACGTCGTTATGTAGCCGTTCTGATTTTTATAGGTGCTTGGGTCGTATATCGTATTACCGATTGTTGTCGGAAACGCGGGCGTCGTGAGCCCTGATTGCATCAACGGGATTGCCTGCCACGTGATGATGGACGTACCAACAGCCTGCCAGGTGACAGTGTTGTCAATGACTTCGGCCCCAAGCGTTGTGGGCCACGTCGGCTGCGTGGCTGCAGAAACGCCGGAGAGCGCTTGCACCGCCTCGAATAGAAAGTTAGTGACGGGCGCTGGTGTCGATAGGTTCCATGTCACAAGGTCTGCGTACCCGGCATTACGGCCGCCCGTGCCGGAGCCCGCGCGAATGGCAACGCGGACATGTGCAGCATTTGCAGGCGCGGCGCCGGTCACCGTCACTTTCCGATATCCTCCGCCCTCCTGCGCGCCGCTGCGGGTGAAACTTAACATTGTGTCGGAGGAATCATACCAATTGATTTGCAACCACAACTCGAGGTTCGATCCGCTGTTGTTCGGGTTGAGGGACGCCGTTGTAATGACGGTTTGCCCTGGGGTCACGAGGCTGTAGCTCGTCATCGTGGCGTAGGCGCCGTCCGCGCCAAAACTGCCGGTATTCGGAATCGCTATATCTTCGACGCCTTGCGCGGGCAGGGTTGAATCATACCCCCACATGCACGTACCGCCCGAATCGGTGAACGTCCAACCGCCCGCACCGCTCCCGCCTTCAAAGTCTCCGTTAGGAATCGCGTTAACGAACGCGCCTTGTCCTGAGGTCGGGATTACCACGGAACCCGGCGGGTAGGTCGTGCCGGCCTTCCACGTCGTGACCTTGGTCGAGGCCAGGGTCAGGGTCGAAAGCGTGTTGGAAGTCGCGAAAATTCCTGAGTTAGCTACGGTGGCCGAATCGCCGTAGCGGTCGGTCAGCGTCGCTCCGAGTGCCGCGGCGGTGGAGTAAACGCTGTTTCCCTGCGTCGTGCCCGCGTCCGTCGCAGATAAATCGAAGTCGCCAAACTCCTGAACGATGCCGCCGGCCACAGTCGGCCAAACAGGCTCAGACGCGCCCGTGTGCACGGGGTTGCCGGCCACGGCGACGGCTTGGTAGGCAAACCCTGTTGCGGTGTTCGGCTCGACATATGACCCCGACGTGATCGTCGTATTCGCCGTCCATGCCGGTTGAACGGGGAAATCGCGCACTCCTTGATACGCCAAACCATTAGCGACTGGCGGCAACACAATGCTCGCGGCCGTGTAGTCCGTCGTGCTCGTCCACGTGCCGTTGTTCTGTAGCCAGTAGTGCCAAATGTCGCCGTTGTTGAATTGCGCAACGACGTAAGGAAACCCCATGAAGGGCTTCGCAAACCAGATCTTTACCGGCGTCGCGGTTACTAGGTTCGGGTCCGAAAGGACATTCAGCACATAGCCCGACGGCAGCGCGGCGGTCGAGAACTGACTAGAGAAGATGTTGAAATTGCCGTTTGCCGCCATGAGCCCGACGCTGTTGGTCGTTGCCAGCGTCGCCGTGCGGATCGTACCCTCTCTGGGGTCGATCGAACCCGCGTTGGTGATATACGCATTCTGTAGGTCGTACAGCTGATTGGCAGCCGCGCCGCCCTTGACGCGCAGCCTATTTATGCCGCCAGCCAGGACAGTGAGCGGGTAAGCTCTCATGCTCCGCCGCCACTCCCATCAAACTGAATCAGCGTCGGCCGCACGGCCGGCGGCACTGCGATCGTACCCGGCAGGTAGTGCGCCGTCTGGTGCGTCGCCGCGATCAACTCCGCGCGGTAGGCGTTTGCCTGCGCTTCTATGTTGTTCGCATCCGGTTGTCCGTAGTGCGACTTGGCATTGGCGAGCGCGTGCAGAAATACCAATTCGCAATCGATCGTGGTTGATTGCGTCGAAAGCGTGAACGGCATCAAACCGAAGTGGCCCTTCATCCACAGCCAATAAGTCTGATCGGGCGCCGGGTAGAGCTCAATCGAGCCGCGAATCTCATAGCGCGCAGGGCGCCACGGCTTCGTAATCATCGTGTAAAGCTGCGGCGGAATGCCTTGGATAAGCGGGTACCAGACATTGCGCGAATCCTGAATGCCGGCCCACTCGATAGTCTTGGCGTAGTCCGGGTTCACGCCTTCTAGCACGTTCTCATCGTTGTCCAGCAACGAGTAGTACCGCTGGCCGGGGTTCACTTTCCAGCGAAACAGCCGCTTGGTGTGGAGTTGCAGGTACCGGCGGTAGAGGAAGGTCTGCGCGCTCGTCAAGAAGTCCTGCACCAGCGCCGCCATGCCGGGCGGCGGGTTTGCCGCCTGACTCGCGAAGCCCAAGCGCACCAGCAAACGGTTCGAGAGCGAGGCCATGGTGGCCGTCGGAACATTGTTGTCGATGACCAACCCGTTATAGCCCACTGGGTCAAACGGATCGGGATAATCCCAAGTCAGTTTCTCATTCGCATTGCGGGTTATCGCAACGCCGACAACCCAAGGGGTTGCGCCCGCTGTGGCCGTGCCACCAGAACCCTGGACGTTGACGTAGAAAGCCGAACCGCTGGTGAGCGTGACCTGTACAGCGCCGCTCTCGTTGATAGGGCTTTGGAACGTGCCTGCGCTGCCGAGTGCTACCGTCGAATATGTGTGCCCGTCGGTGCAGTACTGCAGTATCGGCGTGCTGCCGTCCGAAGATGCCTGCAAGATCGTCCATTGGAGCGAGGCGGTATCAATCAGGTATTTGGAACCGCCGACAAACCCGATGCAGCTGCCCGTCTGAATCGTGGCGTTGCCGGTCCAATAGTACCGGCCATCGCCCGTTGTGCCGACAGGAGTCAGACCGCCCGAACCGACATATTCCGGCGGCGGGAGAAGACCCGAAGCGCCCTCGACCCAGGCAAATGGGTCGGTGATATCGCCGTTGTTCGTTGTCAGCGGCGCGACAGCAGAAAAGGGAATCGACGCGGTCGTGTAAGTCGCGCCCGTATACCGCGCAGCGCGCGTTACCATGAATTCATCAATGTTGACCGGGGCGCCGCCGCCGCCGCCGCCGATGTAAACGTTTCCAATTTCGAGTGTGTTGCAGGAGAAGGTGGTTGTGCTGCCAGTTATTACGCCGGTTTGCCGCACGCCGTTCAAATATGTATATATCGTGCCGGCCGACCGGACCACGGCCACTTCGTACCAACTTCCAGTCGTCAGATTAGTTGCGGTGAACGTCGTGAGAAAACTGCCACCAAAGCCTATCTGCGTTAAAATTTCCCCGCCGCCGCCAGGGGTGACAAACATCGCTATGCCAGGGCCGGACCCTGTGCCGAAGTTGAAAACGCCACCAGCGCCGTGGATGCTCGTATACTGAAGCGAGCACTCCACAGTAAAATCGCCCGTGGTGGAAGCAATGTCCAACGGGCCGCCAGCAGTAATTGGCGTGCTGACGTAATCTACGTTGTACGTGACACTCGGAACCTGTAAACAGCCCGTGCCGAACTCAGGGGTGGGACTGCTAGTGATGAGCGCGCTACCGTTAGCCGTCATCACGTTGGCGAAGCCAGACGAATCTATGATGACATTCGAGCCCGATGTGCCGTCAAAGTGCAGCAGCAAACTCGGCAAGTAGAGCAGCGGAAAACTCATTCGACTCTCCAAACAAAAAACGGCCCTGAGCTTTCACCCAGGGCCGTAAACCTATCGCCTCACGATAGGAGCCCCACTCAACTCAGTAGACTATCGGCCTCGGCCGCTCTGCCACGCTTCTTCGTCTTCGCCGGGGCGGGCGCAGACGCGAGATCGGCAGCTTCGTCCTCACTTTTTGCATCATCGATCAGCTTCTGCAGTGCGCGAGCGCCGGCCGCGGCATTGCCGTACACCGAAATGGCGTACGGAATGCCGCTCTTAGGATCGCTCTTATACGCATCGATCAGCCGATTGAGTTCGGTCTTACCGTCCGGGTAGGCGCCCTTGTTGATCAGCTTACCTTCCGTCGGCACTACGAACTCGCCGGTTCTGACGACATTCCCATCGTCCCCGAACAGATGTTCGAGCATGGGAATCTCCCAGGGCGCTACCTCGCGGCTGTGGACCGTGTTGGTATCGCGCGTCACTTTCACTCTCTCGTATCGCATTAGGGGCTACTCCTGCGAAGTTAGTTTTGAATCAGAACAAGCGTCGAAGTCGAACCAGAGGCCACGATCCAATCGGAGGTCAACGTGATCAGTTTCGGGGTACCGAAGCCAATCGTTGAGATCACGACGAAAGCGTTAGGCCCAAGCGGCGCGCCGTAAGTGCCTGTGGCCAAGACCGTATTCTTGTCCGGCGAGCCAAACAGCGTGATCGGGAGCACCGAAGATCCGGTGCCGGACACAGCGCCCGCGTTCATCGCGAGAACCGTTGCGCCCGTCTCAAACGGGATCAGCGTTCCATCAACCTGGTTGGAGAGCAAGTGCACGAAGTCCTGACCGCCCAGCTGCATGCCTGTGGTGATCATCGAAAGGACGCCGGCCGGAGTGGCCGCCGACGCTTTCTGAGTGGACAGCGTGAACGTCTGCCCCGAAGCCGAGGACACGTAGTAGGTCGTGTTCAGCTGCGCGGAGATAGTCACCAGGCCGTTGAGCGAAGTCAGGAAGCCGCTCGTACCCGCGATCGACAGCGACACCGCATCGCCGTTGGACGGGTTGTAACCCGGCACGGTAACAACGGTCGGGGTCGCCGCCGTCCAGGAAGCCGCCAGCGGGTCGCCAAAGGGAAGCGGCGCGAGCCCGTAAGGCAGATAGATCGGCGCAGTACCAGCGGCCGTCGCAGTCGTAATAAGAACTTGCATTGTCGTTTACCTCTATTCGTGAATGACGATTACTGGATGCTCAACACGGCGTGCGCATTGCGCTTGCCCGTGGTGAGTGCCGCCTTCGCAGTCAACGCGAAGTAATGGACATATCGGTCGTACACCCGCGGCGGCGTGCGATTGATCATCCAATGACCCTGAATCGGGCGCAGCTTCAGGAACTTAGTGTTCAAGAAGTAGCAGCGCTTCTCCCAGGGAATCGTCGGAGCGTAGAGGCCATCGAGCACGGTCATTACCGGGTCCCAGATGATTTCCACGTTCTTGAAGTACATTCCGGTGCGAATGCCCTCACCGACCGAGCCGTCAAGCTTGGTGGGCTCGGCATCGTCCTTCATGTACACCGTGCGGTTAATGGTGTTCTTCGCATCGAGCCGGTAGGCATCGAGGAAAAGCTCACCAACCAGGATGTAGTTCGGGGCCATGCCGCCGTACCGGGTGCAGTCGCGCCACGCGATTTCCATCTGCTGCGTCAGGTTGCCAGCGGTGCTGGTCGAGATGCCGGTGATGGAAGTATTCTGCCACCAGGTGTAGATCGACTGGTCGAGGCCGCCGACAACCTGCGAGGTGGTCGGGACGGTGCTCACCAGAAGATCGAGACCGGGAATGTTGGTTGCAGACTGCGTGCCGTCCAAGTGCAGCATGTAGTCGAAGTTCTCTTGAAAACCCAGCTTCAAGGTCTCGCTGTTCTCCTGAAGGAGATTGGTCAGCTGGACTTTCTCCGCTTCGGTCGGGACGCTCGACTTGTCGTCGGTCATCACGATGCCGTTCTGCGCGAGCTCGTCTTCGTTCAAGCCGAAGCCGTCGTGGAAGCTGCCCCACGTGTACTTCGCCTGTTGCAAGGTGCGCTTACGGTTGTAGGTGACCTGCGTATCGCCAAAGTACGATTGGAAATTCGAATCATTGGAATAACGAAGTTGCTCCACGACGAACTGTAAACCGCCAACGTAAGGCTTTTTCTCTTCCATCAATTTCTTGATGAGAGGACGGGCGACGTTAACTTGATCTATCGGGTCGTTGCGTAGAAAAAAATTGATGGCGGCATTGCCGGCGTATGCCAATTGCTCACTCGTAAACGGCATGTTATGTAAACTCCTGTTAGATTGGAAAAACGGATGCGTTCTTCCCAGGAGTGAGCACTGGAGTTTGTGGGCGCGCCGGTCTCAGTTGATGCCGGACCCCACATCGTCACGACGACTTATTACGATCGCTCGTGCAAAGGTTATGCCAAGACTAGCAACCCTGTGCAACTTATGGCGTTCTACCGCTCAGCCTTACCCTCAGACTCGCTACCCGCCCCCTTGGTAAGCACCCGGTCAATCTCAGCTTTCATGCCGGCTTTCTGGCTTTCCTCTTTCTCGCCGCCGCTGATGCCCTCTTGGCCCATGTCCATTTTGTGGAGGTGCAAAGTCATGCTGCGCCGTTTGCCGCCGCCGACTTTCTCACCCTCGAGCCGCGGGTCTAATCCGTGACTCGGCGGACTGCGGCTTTCGTCCTGTTCGCTCGTTGCGCCAACATGCGCAAGGCCAGAAATCTTGATCTTAGATCCGACCGGAGGCATCTTACTGCCCTTCGGTAGAAGCTTTTCCAAATGGTGGTGCTCGAGGTGGATGACCGGCGCGCTTCATGATCTCTTCATGAGGGTGCAGGTCTTTCGGGTGTCCGCCGCCCGCGGGTTTGGGTTTCTTCGCGGGAGTAAGATCAGCCATTTGACAATTCCTTATGTGCGGTAGCACACATTACTAATAACCCGTTAGCTCCATGCGCGCTTTTATCATATCTGCCTCCAAATTTCTACCGTTGGCGGCAAGAATGCGCGAAGCAACCTCGTACCGGGACCAAATGAACTGACGAATCATACCGTTGAGCTGGTCCTTTAGCTGCGGCTGTTCGCCCGATGCGATCGCCTTGCGGAATAAGGTAAGCGCCAAAACCTCGAGCCCCCAGCGGTAGGAGTCGAAGTCGGTCAGACATTGCTGATCGCCCAGCTTCATGCGAGGGCCCACCGGGTGGCCGGTGAGGTTGCGGTAATACGGAGTTTTCGCAAAATGAATCGGGCCGCGCACCGCGGCATTCGCAATATCCGAAAAGCACCAGTAAGCGCCGGTGCGCGGAGTGAGAATGTCCGCAAGCCCCTGGCGCCGGTAGATTGCGTGCTCCGGCCACACGTGCTTATGCACGATGAAATTCCACAGCTTATCGGCCGTGGTGAAGGTCTCGTCTTCTGCGACGTAGAACGCGTCCCAATTCGCCTTCTGCTGTACTTCGTCGTACAACTGGCACGGAGCGTAGTAGACTAATACCCCAGGGTTTGCCTCGAGATAATCGACTCCCTTCTGTACCTCCTCAGGTAGCAGGTAATCGTCGTCCCCTAAGAAAACGCAATACTTCGTGCTGGCTGCGAGCAACGCGGTGCGCATGTTGGGGAAAGCCCCAATATTCTGCGGCTGGCGAAGGTACCGTACGCGGTGCGAGAAATCGATTTTGCTCTTACCGTTATCGGAGACGATGACTTTCGCTTCGGGGAAATCGGCCAGGGTCTTTTCCAGCGTCCATGCGAGAAACGGATCGCGCTGGTAAGTCGGGAATGCAGATCGTGAGTTCCTTCACTTGGGTTGATCCCCAAATGGCGGCGAAGGAGTCGCTTTTGTTCGCGAAGTCGTTCGGCGGCTGCGGATCGATCGTCCGCCCGTCATGGTTCAAGCGGATACCGCAATTGATCCAAGGCTGAATGCCTGCGCTAAAGACGAGATCCGAGAACGAGTAGTCCTCTGACAAGAGGTTGTCCATCGCGATACGGCCGTAGTAGAAGTGATGGAAATTGCCATTGCCGTACGGTGCGGCGAGCCCCTTGGTGATGAGTGTTTCGAGCACAATGCGCTCGATTTTGAGGAACCCGCCGGGCACGAATCGCGCCTTGAGCAGCCCCTCAGTTGGGATCTGATCGAGCGGCAATTGGAAACCGTTGTTGTCGCGGCAGAAGGGCATCGGCGGCTGGCACTTGTCCGTGTACAACCCGCTTACGAATGGCTCGTCGGTATCGATCAGCGCCTTTAGGTGATCGCGCGTGAAGCCGATGTCCGAGTCGATGCAAATCATCGTGTCGAACTCTTTACGGCGTAGGAACTCATTCGCTAGGACGTTGCGGGCGACATATATATCCGACTGCCCGGCCATGGGCATCCACCCGCCGTGCAATCCGGCGGACTGCAGCATGCCAGCGGTGTAAAGCGTCACCGTTTGGTTGCCCCGGATGGGCGTGGCGAGTAAAACCTTGCTGTAGTCTTTCATTTGCCCATCCCCGCAAGCGCACCGCTCACTGCCTCAAGCATACTGCCCGGCGCTTTGGTCTGACCGCCGGCCGGCTGTTTAGCGCGCATCGGCTGATTGGTCGGCGTCTTGGGTGTCGGCGTCGCAGCGCTCGGCAAATTGATGCTACGGTACGCCTCGAGGAACTTCTCCTTGCGTTGGCCCCACGGGATTGACGCCATGATCGGCTTTAGCGCAGGTACGAGGATGGCTTTCTTCGCTTCGTAGCTAGGGTCGCTCGCGCGCAGCGTCGCTTCGAGCTCGGTGAGCGCTTGGCGGCCTGCTTGCTCCTCGCCGCGCGCTTGCTCTTGGCGCTGGGCTTCGGTTTGGGCGTTGGTCGTGAGCTCTTGGCGGAATTGCTGGCCGTTTCGAGTGCGCGCAATCTCTTTTGCGTACTGCGCCGTAATTTGGCCCGATGCAACTGCATTCTTGAGATCCTGATGTGCTCCAAGTGGATCGCCAATGGTGCGTTCTTTACCGAGGAGCGTAGCAAGTCTCTCAGCCACCGACTCCACGAGTTCAAGAGCCTTCTCCTGCTGCGCCGGATCGCGGGAATTGAACAACGCAAGCCACGAAAGGGTCTCGCCGTACTGCTGCGGCGTTGCGCCGGTGGCCTGGACGCCATTGACCATGTAATGGAAGTCCGTTGCGATCTTATCGCGCTCGGCCGTGACCGTTTTCGCGGTGTCGATCAGCGTGCGGATGCGCTCGGAGGTCTCTTTCTTGAGATCCTTCGGGATCGGGTCGTTAATCGGGTCTTTCTTAGGCGGCTCTTTGGGTTTCTCCGCCTCGACCGGCTTTTCGGCTTCCTTTTTCTTGAAAGTGCCATCCGGGTTGCGCTCTGCGCCGCGCGCTTCGGCTTCTTCGTCGGTTTCTTCGCCTTCGGGCTCCTCCGCAGGAGTTTCACTCTCTGGCTCAGGAGTTTCAGCGGCCTCATCGCCTTCCGGCGCGGCAACTTCCTCTTTCTCTGGCTCCGGTGCGTCAACCGCGTCGCCAAGCGCCGCGTTTACGGCGTCCATCACATTTTCTTCTGCCATGGGGTCTTCCTATCGTTGAGCTTAAACGGGTCCGGCACCTGGCGGAGCCGCAGGGCTCGGTGATTGTGGCGGTGCGCCGGGAGCCGGGGCGCCAGGTGCCGGAGTTGGGGGCGAGATGCCGTCGCGCACGAGCGCGGGCGTTGCGAGCTGTTGCGATGTTTCGGACGATAGGACGCCCTTGAGCGCAATGCTGATCTGCGGTTGGATGGGCGGCGGCTTCGCACCGCTTCCCGGCGAGCCCGGCGGGGGCTGCCGCGGGATGAACCGTTCCACATCGCTCTCATCGCCAAGCCTAAGCATGGTCTCTTTGATCAATTCGATGGATGCATTGGCCATCGGGGTATTGCCCGTGGCAAACGCCTGTTGAATCTCGCCAATGGTCTTTTGGATGAGCGGGAGGATAGTGCTCCACGCCTGCATGTCGGTCGCCTGGCGCGGCTTGCCTGTGCTGCCGGCCTCGATGGCGACTTCAACCAACGTAAATAAATCCTCGATGTCCATGCCGGCCGGCCAGAAGGCTTTTGGCCCGGCCATGCGCATAACATCCTTGGTTGTCAGCGCTTGGAGTGCTTGCTCCGCCGTGTATTCCGCCAAGTCAGTGAGCATTGTCTCCAAGTTGTCGCGATCAGAAGTCGTTCTAGCTTGCGTTCCACTTTGCTGAATATTGGCTTCCGTGGCAGTTTTCGGATTGCCCGGACCGCTAATAGCAGAAGAGAGAGCTTCCTGGACACCAGATATACGCTCCATGTCGTTGAGAATGAGCGTCGGGTCATAAAGCCTCATGTCGATGGACTGAACGGGTTTCGGGGCGAACAGATTGGCAATCGGCGTTTGCGGATCGCTTGGGCGAAGCGCGGTGTACTCTTGGGACTTCGATTCCTGCAGTTTCTTGGCTTCAACCTCATCAAGCATCGTAGCGTTGAACAGCACGCCAGGAATCGATCGCTCTCTGGTCAGGCGAAAGTTCGACCTCGAGGACGAATACTCGTCCTGCAACTTGTAGAGCCTCCAAGAAAGTGATTGCGCGTGCCTCTGTCCATCCACTTCGTAGAAGGCAAAGTAGAAATAGGGATAGAACCTGCTCGTCGGGTAGGGAGGCGCATACGGTTCTTTTGCCCACTTCTTCACCCCGTCAACGATGGTGCGAATTTGCTTATCGCCCCGGTTCCAAATCTCTACACAGCGCACAAAGGCCGGAGATTCTTGCGTTGAGGTGTTCGTCACGAACGCCTGCGCGCTCTCGGCCGTCAGCATGCCTTGCGGCAATATGTTATCGATGTCGCGGGTTGTCAATTCCTTCGGCGCGCGCTGGTAGTAGACTTTTGCCGACTTAATGTCCTCGGTCGTTAGCCGCGGGAATCGGGCGAGCGCATCGTCTTTGCAAAGGTAGAGCTCGTTGCCGATCCAATCGGCGTCAAGATAGTTCTCAATGCAATTAACATCGGTCGAGACCTGAATGTTCTCAGTCTCAACGTAGTCAATGACAAACATCTTGTTAACTGCAAGCTCGAGCTTTTCCTCAAGCTCCGCGATGAGCGCGGCCTTTTCGGCCTTCTCTTGCTCGTACGTTTCCGGATCTTGATTCTGCTGATCCTTGAGCATTTTCTCTTGCGCGACTAGCCGGGCGTGGGTTTCTTGCGCGTCATTGAGGGCTGCCTCAACCTCCGGCGCCGGCTTCTTCTCCGAGACCATCGTGCACTTCAACCAGCCTTCCCCGTTGGAGAGCACGGAGCGAACGCCCTTGCGGCATGGCTTCTTGAGACTGCCTTTCTTCCATAAACTGGAGATAACAATTTCCAGCGTTCGCGCGAAGACCTGCATTTGATAGGTGTTTGATTCGTCTACCTGTGGTGATTTGCGGACTGAGACATCCGGGTTGCGTGCGTAAAGCAGGGCGACCAAGATATCGATAAAAGCGCCAATAAGATTAGTAGTAACAGCCCAGGCCAGATCGGAAGTGCCAGCAGCATAACGCCGATCAATCGCAACTTGCTTACGAAAGTTCTCATCAAACTTGCGCGCGTCATCGTAGGTCTTCCAGAGTTTGGTAACTAGGGCTTGTTCTGCTTCCTCGTCCTCTTTGGATTGGGCCTCATCCTGATCTACGCCGTCATCCTTGCCCTCGCCGCCCTGCCGTGGGTCGGTGAGAATGCCGCCGCCTCCGCCGGGCGTTGCTGGGCCGTTGGATGCGCCGGAAGTCACACTATTCCTTGTGTGGCGAAGTCATGACGGGCGTTGCGGACGGCGCCGGGTTCACTAGGAGCTCGGGGCCGGCCTGCCGCGCCTTTTCTTGCATCCGCTTGAATGCGGCTTCGGCCTCCGCCTGCATTCTCTCGACGGGAAGACTCGGTTGCTCGCTCTGCGCAAGCGGTGATTTAGTTGCGCCCGTGGCGGTCGTGTGCTTCATGATCGCCGGTTGCATGTCCGGTTGGATTTTGGCCGGCGGCGGTGCTTTCTTACCCTCGTGAGTGACGCGGGTTTGGTAGCCTGGTCTCGACTATGAATCATGGGGCAATTCCGAATTCTGAGGGCAGAACAATAGGCGTTGAACTGGAATAAGACACCGCCTTACCCTGTTCTGTCAAGACTGCCGGCCAGATGTTGGTTGTTTCTGTCGAGAATGCCTGGGTCGTGACGCCATAAACTTGCGGCGGCCCGATGAGAACCGGAGTAGCGCTAGAAGCCACAACAGTCGGCAAATTGGTAGGTACCCCTGGCGAATGCCCTAGCCCTGTCTGATTCGTCACGGACCCCCGCCGGTCGTGGTCGTGCTAGGCGCTTTGTTCAAAATGCCGCCCGGTGACATATAGATCGGGCCAACGACGGCCACACTCTGCTGCGCACTGGTGATCGAATTCAGCCCGACACCGACACCGCTTGACGGATTGGTCTGCGTCGAAATCTGTGCGGTTACGGCGCTCAGCCCCGGAGGCGGCACATTGGTATATTGGGCGGTCGTCAACTGCGCGGCGACCGCGGCCAAAGATCCTGAGCCAATGACGCCAGGCGCGGCGTTCGTCTTAGCCGACTGCGCGGCGACCGCGCTCGTCATGGTCGGATAGGCTGCAACCAGGCCGGGGCCGAGGTTCTGCTGTGTGGACAACTGCGCCGCGGCAACCGGCGTTGAGATGATCACAGACGTGACGGTCGTGATTGCTCCGGCCGTCTGGTAGTTGGTCGGCGTTACCTGGGTCGTAAGCACCGCAGGTAGCTGCACGTAATCATGTAGATCCGCAGGCATGTGTCAGATCCACTTAAGAATCTTGTCGATCACCCCGAACGCTGCGACCGCGTAGCCTGCGCCTGCGGCGGTGACGTGCGGCCAGTACTTGGCAATGACGCCTTTGACCCATGTGACGATTTTGGACTCTTCGGCCTTCGCCGCGGCGACGGCCTTGGCAACTTCCGCTTTGATCGTGGCCTCTACGTCAACGATGACGGATGGCGCTGGGACAACGAGAGTTCCGGTAGAAACAACAGCGTCGGCTCATTAGACCAATACCTCACTTTCGGCTTTCTTTTCGTTGCGGTCATTGTACTCAATCCACTTCTCGGTGAACGGCACCAAGAGGGGCTTGGTTGCACTCTCTGATGGTAACCTAGCATCGTACATCTGGTCAACGAGGCGCCCAATGAGCCCCGCCACGTCCGCTTTGTCGTCCCACCGGCCGCCTGGGAACTTGACTAGCTGCTCGATCAGCCCGTTGTGCCCGTCCGACCATTGGCGCTTGACGGGTAGGTGAATTGTGCCGGCTGTCGCTCGAGCGTGAAACGCCTGGAGCTTGATGGCCTTGTCTTGGAGCGAGGGGAGTTCCTCGATAGCGACGAACTTCTGCGCATGGCGCATGGCGCTGCGGATTGCAGGGCCTATCGCCTTGTCGATGAGCCCGCCTTCGTTCGCCCACCTGACTGGCTTCCAAATCCCAACTAGCCGGATGAACGCGGCAATGCTCTTGTCGGTCTCGACCTGGCCCGACCACCAGTCTATGGCCCACAGATCGCCCACCTTGTCGATTCCCCACACGCCGTGCTCGGAATAATCCGGTTCCTTCTTGCCCGCGCGTTGGGCCATCGTCGCGTAATCGCTCGCCCCGTAAATTCGCAGCGATTTGGGCAGTGCGTCAAGGGTGTCATAGGTCTGAATCATTTGGGCGCAATCTCAACCAGCTGCTCTTTGTCTGAATCATTTGGGCGCAATCTCAACCAATCAGATTCAAAATTCTATCCGTCAGGTTGATTTCACAGCGGATTATTGCGAGCCGTGCCTCGAGGATTTTCTTCTGCTCTGTGTAGAACTTGAGCTCCTGCGCTTTGCGCTTGCGATGGTCGAGGATCTCGCTAAGCAGCAGAATGGTCACCGAAGCAACAACCCTTGGCTCATACATCTACCCGTGGAAGGTCTGGATTGTACATCCGAAACATCTCGCGGCTAAAGTGAATGCCCGTGAAAGGTGCGGGGCGTTGTTGATAAAGTGCCGCCCAAGTGCGAGCCGCGCGAGGGTTATCACGCCACGTACCCCAGTGTTCTCTGGGGAACCACTCAGGCCAAAGAAACTCGCCGGGCTTCCGTCCGAGGGGATCATCTTCCCGTTCGGCTTCTGCCGGAATAGATAGTACGTCCCATCGTTGCCCATCACGACAATCAATGAGCCCCGATTCACCGGCATAGTCCACTGGCAATATTGAACCTGCAAGGTCTTCCTCGTGCCAGCGCGTCTGAATGATCAGCACCGACATTTTCGGCTTCGCGCGGGTCATAGCCGTGTCAATGTATTCGTTATACGTCTTCTCGCGAAGCGTAGGCGAGTCGGCCTGCTCACGATTGGCTACAGGATCATCAAGGACCAGTAGATCACACCGGTTACCCGTAATGCCCGCAAGCAGACCGGCTGCCATCATGCTGGAACCGTTCGACAATTGCCAGTCGTCCACCGCCCGCTGGTCATCCATCAGATTCGGTTTCGTCTCCCAAATCGAGGTGTACTGGGGATTGCGCGCTATGGCACGAACCTTGCGCGATTGCTTCACTGCAATGGAAGTAGCGTACGACCCCAGAATGACCTGAAAGCCGGGGTACTTCCCCATAGCCCACGAGGGCCCAAGTACCGCCCCATAGGTAGATTTCGCAGATCCCGGCGGGGCAAATATCATAGTTCGGCCACGTGGTTTTTCTATGCACTTTTGTATGGCCTCCATCATCAGCCGGTGGTGTATGGCTACCCGGAGCTCTACAGGTTTGTAAACCACGGGTTTACGTTCTATGCGACTTTCTAACTCCTCCGGGTCATCGAGCACAGGCACGCCAGGAATGTCAATTGCTTGGCTGAACTCGATTAAGCTGGCGCGCGCCCGTTGCCGGCGCAGGAGCTCCGCGGCCGCTTGCTGGGGGGCAAGGTCAGTCAAGCAAAGGATCGTGCTTAGGGGCCTGCTCGATCAGCCGAGGGAGCGGCGCTCCGGTCACAGCTGCCATCAGATCCTCATCGGACATTGCCGCAAGCGCTGCAGCCTGCTGCCTCGAGATGGGTAGCGCGATGGTTGCAGAGAGGGGCTTACCGTGGCCTCTATCCAGAAGTTCCTTTGCGGCGCTGAGCCGATCGCGGTTGTCCTCTGAGCGCATGACATCGGCTAGGGTCTCAATAGCCTCCTCCGTGTACTCGCGCGCCAGGTTGTCTGCTGATCGAATTATGCCCATGGCACAAAGCATACCCCCGGCGGCCTTTTAAAAACAACCGGTTCAGGGTCCCCGCAATAAACATGCCGGGTGGGGGTCTAGATTTTTGCTGGTTTCTTCCCAATTTGCTGGTTGCGCTTTGAACCTACGCGCCCGCTCACCGCTTAGCCTTGAGCCTCTCAAAGGGGGCCCTCGGGGGTCTCCCTCACTTCCTGCAATTCGCCCATCCCTATGCGGCAGCGCCGCAAATCCCTCCTGACGCACTGCACAATGCAAGAAGCGTGCCAGCGTATCGAGGCGCCAGTAGCCGGCTGCGGATGGCACAAGACGTGTGCCAAGCCAGGCTATCGCCCTGGCGGCACGTTGCAATGGGCTCGAGGCG